GCTAATGTCAAAATCGAATACATTGGTCAAATCTAGGTCGCCCGTCCCGGAAGACGGCAAACTAAATTTCCACAAAGGTTCCCCGGCCGCCAACTGGCGCCAGGGTACTCCTTTACCTCCTCAGGTGAAAGGCATTGTGGATTTGATCAATATACTTGGAACTGCGAAGAACATGCAGGTCAAGTTCGATAAGCGTGACAAAAAGCGTGGGGTAGCCGTAGCCAACCCACCTCTGGTAGATAAGTCTCCCCCTTTGGTGAAACAAGAGGGTTCCCGTAAGGGAAAAGCACAGGTCTCAATAGAGACGGAAGTTAAAACAGTCCTGCCAATCATAATCAAATTGATTGGAGAACTATGTAAGATGTACGGTATGAAGCACGACGCTTCAGTTTCAAATACCGTAGAGCACTGGTCGATGTTATGCTCCCAATGTGAAAACGATTGGGTGAAAGTATGCAAATATAAATTTGCAGCGTACTTCGCATATCATGTCGGCGACCAAACTATGCCAGCGTGTCCTTTTGACAGTGAACTGGATAGCCCAGAAGTCCTCATGGGAGGATACTGTGGTCGATGGATGAGAAATCTGATCCGAGGATTAGATAGTGAACAGAAAGCTTTCAAGGAGAAAGCCTGGTCTTTTTTGACTTCAATTTCCCAATTGAAGAAAGGGGCAGAGAGGCCCACCGAGCGATATCTAAAGGACGCAATAGTATCGGGTAAAAAAGAACTGACAACAAGACCGGAGGATCTAAAACCGGTCAAACTCGGAAAACAGAATTGGAGCGACCTCGACTCGCATAATGCAAGTCTGGACTACACTATCACACACGACCTGTGTGAGGTAGAAGTTCGTAGGACTGTAAGGGAACTGTTTAAGGATGTAGATTACACCTTTATAGAACGTATTAATGCGTTCTGGCCAAGTACTAAGGCCAACAGTACCACATCAGGGAACTATGGAGGAGGGTCGGTCCGTGAGATGCTCAAATATGCCACAAAGAAGGGTTTACGTATACCCGGTGGATACTTGAGAAGTATGAAAGAGGAAGAGGAGAATATATTAAGTAAATCAACGGTCGAGTCAAAAGAACTCATGGCAGTCTTCGGACGCCTATGGCTTGACATGTTGGACGACGCGCAGAATGAATCTCCGGAAATTAAGCCGGTTGCTCTTGCAGAACCACTTAAAGTACGTGTTATTGGGAAAGGTCCCTGGATGACGTACTGTGTATTACGAACACTATGGCACAAAATGCATAGTACGCTTCGTAACCACCCTACTTTCAGACTTTTGGGTGAGACAATCTCAGAGGAGATTATGTTAACCCAACTAGGAGCAGGGCTCAAGTCGGATGAATTGTTTCTCAGTGGCGACTACGCAAGTGCCACAAACAGATTAAGATCACGATACTCCAACGCTTGCGCGGATGAAATCGGACACTGTTTACGTCTCAAAGAAAAAGAGATGACGCTATTCAAAAGGGCCTTAACAGGTCACACAATTGATGGCGAGAAACAAGAAAACGGACAGAGCATGGGCTCTATTGTCTCGTTCCCCGTTCTGAACATTATAAATGCTGCATTGACAAGGTATGCCATTGAGCTTTCAGAGGGGAAACGTATGCAGTTGCATAATTGTCGTATGCTCATCAACGGGGATGACATAGCGGCAAAAGGCAATAAAGATCTCTACACATACTGGAAAACAATCACCAATTTCGCTGGCCTAACAGAAAGTCTAGGTAAGACTTACTGGTCACCAAAGTTCGTGCAAATGAACAGCACTAACTTTGTATATACACCGGAACAAAAACAAAATTGTTCGGTATACGACACGAAAAAGGGTTGGATTGTGAGAGATAATCCATACAAACAAGCAAAATATGTGAACTTTGGCATCCTGTTAGGGAAGCAACGGTCCACAGTCGAAAGATCAGAATCTAACGATCAGAGCACTAACGTAGGAAACGTCGGCGCTCGCGCACGTGAGCTTGTCAGAATGGCCCCAACATGGTTGAGGGAAATTTGTATGCAGAAGTTTATTGAGTTTAATAAATCGATATTAGAACAGGGACGATCTTGTCCTTGGTACGTAGCAGAAATATGGGGAGGTCTAGGACTACCCGGCTTTGTTACCATCGATAACCGCGATAAAAAACGCGACCCCTTAACCATTGTCCATGGACCAACAGATAAGGATATTATGGGAGTTGACTACTTAAGGGTTAACTGGGGAAAAGTCTATAATCGACACGGAGGAAGACTAGAAACTAAAATACCCAGTAGTGGTCAAGCCATTTGGGAAACTCAAGAACTTGCACGGAAGGCTCTTCCAAGAGCACATCTCGTGCCGATAGCTTCATCTAATCTCATTAAGAACTATGAGATCGCCACACGAGTGGCAACTATTAATATGCTATTCGACTCTAACTACAGTATAGAAACACTGTTAGGTTTAGACGAACGCATCGAACCCGAATTCTGGCTTATAAATTCTGAAAAGAAAGATATTGAGCTTTACGAAGAGATAAGAGATCTCTGGACCGTGAAGGAACGTGTTAAGCGCAGTTCAGCGACAAAAACAGTTCAAAAGAACGGCAGAATATGGAGTTATATGATGAAGAATCAACACCTGTTGGATCATAGGATCGTGGCCTCAGAGGAGTCCAAACAGGCTGCAATAAGTCGTAGTGTGGGGGGTAAGTTCGGATTGGGAGCTGTTGTCTTAGATCTTGACAACTTCAAACACAGAATGGTTGAATTTGACCCAATAGAGGTTCTCGAAACGAACTTACTACGGAAATTTAATTTTCCAAACCTCATTAGTTTCTATGAGGAGGGAAACAGTTATGAAAAACTGATTAGGGATGAACGTCTTAAAAGTTCTGGAGACGTAAAATTTCCGAAAAGAGATACTTATGAAAACAAGTTTCACTGGATTGAAGTCCAGCCTAAAGGGTTTCACCCCCCATTGGCAGCGCCAATAGGACGAGAGTGGAAACGTAGGGAAGTAGAAGAGGAAAAGAAGGTAGAACCAAAGGATGTTGTCTTCAAACAACAAATACAGGGTGGATTCTTCGGTGAAGAAGACCCCCTCTTAGGTTGGGATAGCGTTGAAAATGCGCCAACTCAACTTAAGGTATTAGATCTCTCAAGCGGAAAGATCTATCCTTACCAGGAACGACGAAAGTTAGAACAACGATCGAAGGTTTCTCGTAACCCCGGGCAAAAGGCCAGGGACAGGGCGACGAAAAAGAATGTTGAATTCAATCCAATGATTGAAGGATTCAACAAAGATAGATAACTTCACTGTGCATTTTGGCTATACGCTGAGTGACACGGTTGAACGTGATCACGGCATATAGCGGTAAG